TCAGCCAAGAGAGCTGAAGGACCGAGGGGTGACAAAATATATGATGTTGGTTTCAATGTATTACCAGATCTCTCAAAATACGAATACATAAATGACATAATGCTCACGGTTCCGCTCCTTTTTGTTGTTATGTCGTGGAGTCGATGGAGTTTAGATAAGCGAACAACAATGGTCCTCATGTTGGGAATGATGTATTTATTTAGGTGTGTGGCACTATATGTAACTACATATCCCAGTCCAAAGGAGTGTAAAATTCGAGCTCCATTTGGGTTTTGTAATGACCACATGTTTTCAGGACATACCGCATTCAATATAGTGACGTCATATTTCGTGGGAAAACCACTGTGGCCCATATGGCCCATGATAACGTCGGTCATGTCTGTGGCGACGAGAGATCATTACACCGCAGACGTTGTGATTGCGTGGTTAATCTTTGCCGCATTAAAATGTAATGTATAAATATAGAACAATGGTTGAAGTTGTTACGTATGCCAATAAATCATTTGGCATGTTTGAAGACCTTATAAACAATGACTTTGGTGTCAAGGTGAAGGTATTGGGATGGGGTACAAAATGGCATGGTTATACGGATAAATCGAAGGGATTATTGAAGTACTTACAAAACAAACGCGACAAGGATATAATCGTATTTGTCGATGGTTTCGATACAAAGATAAATAAAAGCATAGAAAATGTCGCGAAGATGTTTAAACAGTGCGAATGTAAAGTATTACTTTCTAGAGATCCCCAGGTACTAGGAAAACATATCACGAATCATATATTTGGTACCTGTACATCCACCCATGTAGGAAATGCCGGTATGTTTATGGGTTACGCAAAGGAATTAAAACTCATGATGAAAGATGCGATTAGCATGGGATGTAAGGACGACCAGATAAACCTGAACAGATTGTGCGGTAAATATGATTTTATTAAAGTGGATGAAAATGATTTAATATTCAAAAACTTTGGCCCACGCGAAAGAGAAACATCAACAAATGCGGTCTTTGTGTCTTTTCCGGGTAACATGAACATAAAACGATGGTCGAGAGCCGTACCAGAGTATGCGCAATTCTTTTATTTACATATTTTGTTCGTTAATGTTTTATTATTGACGGCGTTACCAAAAAGAACGAAGCCCTTATTATTGTCCCTCGCATTGATCATGGTGTATTATATTATTTTCGCAGACAGGAGCTGTACGATAAAAACATAACATTATTGTATGAATGGCCGTCGATTGGAATGAGAGTACGGTTCATGAAGAAAAATGTATATTTACCAGCGGGACATTTTGGCTTGGATTCGTCGCAGCTGTCCTTATAGTATCATTCGTGTCTATTTCATTATACACGAAGACACATTAAATTAAAGAATATTAAAGATTCGAATCATATCTTATGCATAAATGAGCCTTCTTATCCACGCATCCACAAAGCCCGCCCTCGCACCCAATAGGTCTGCGAAGAAGACCAAGACTGTGAAGAAAACCACTTCTTCTGTTAGGGCTCCCCCACTTAAACCTGTTGAGCGCCCCAATGACTTTCTTTCTATGGCCGAGCGCATAAATGGTCGTGCTGCTATGATTGGTTTCACCTCCGCTGTGATTGATGAGGTTATGACTGGAAACTCCATCAGTACCCAGTTCCATGACAATGTTGGTCTTTCTGTCGCTGTTGCCAGTTTGGCGTTCCTCGGAACAGCGGCGAATCCTAAAGATGAAGGATATGTCCAGGGCTTTTGGAAGCCTGACACAGAGTTGCTAAATGGCCGACTTGCGATGGTTGGTGTCATATCGCTTCTCCTAACAGAGTCGCTCCATCCCCATGTTCCCCTATTCTGAGTCGGGATTGTAGCCATATAACTTAAAAATTAGAATTATAAAATTAATAATGTTTGCCACAAGAAAATTGGTAAATTTGAAACCATACTATAAACGTCAAATGGGAAAATGTGCCGTAATGGCACCTAAAACCGACAAAGACCTTTATAATATGATGAAAAAATCGGCTCTCATGGCTCTTAAGAAAAATTTAAAGGTGAATATTAATCACCTAAGAAGGATAAATCCATCGAATATTCAAGATGGATCGTCAAGAACCCAAAAAACGCGTGACCAAGAACGACAAAAAGAACAAAAAGAGACTTTATAATCAAAAGCATGTTAGATTGAAAGAAGTCATGTTAGATAAAAGAATAAAACTAGACGTTATTAATAAGAAAAATGGCTCCGTATAAACCTCCCGTGTCTCATTACACAGAAATGGATGTATCCAATTACGACGAAGATACGCTGTTCAGTTTCATTGGAAAATCCGGAAAAAGATTCTATTGGCTAACGCGTCTTACTAATATGAATTATATGTGGTACGATAAATCTAGAAAAATTATCGAATTGTGGGGTCCGTATGAAAGTTTAGTGACGAAACAGGCTCAACATATCATCACGTGCGAACTCGATAATTTTATTCCTAAGTCAGGTGTAGACGACAAAAATCTCAGATCGAATGTCGGAAATAATGTATAAACGTCCCATTATCCGAGCTCGCCAAGACCCCCTTCCTCACACGGGGAAGCGAGATATAAAGCCCGGGACTTTGCTATATGATATCATAAATGCATCAAAAGTACCATACGTCACGACCAAGCCTTGGTCGCAACCAATTTACATGAAGGATGTATATTTGAATTTACTTAACAAGTCACACGTGGCAGCTGGTTTGGATCCGGTATATCCGAACATCCCGGACAGTACCGTTACAATAAAAAAATTTGAGACACCGGAAATTATCCAGGGTGATCCCAACATCATACGGGTTGTCCCAAAATATTTGAAAAGTGGTATAGTACGTATAAAATTAGATACATCCCTCATGGAAACTGTCCAAAAGCTCAACTCAACTCAAAAACCACAACCCATTAAAACTTGGGTACAAGTGTGTAAAAATATAGGTATGTCGGAAAAATTCATTAGCAACATGGTCACCAAGCACGAAAAAAGAATTGAGCACGGTAAGAAAGTTGCCAGCAAAATGGAAGCGATATTTGAGGGATTGGGTGCCGCAAAAACAAAAAAGAAAAAAGAGAAAAAGGAAAAAGAAAAAGAAACCAAAAATGAAGACGACATCCTTATGGAAGAAACAGATAATTTGGAAGAAAATTTACCAAAGGATGATGACGTAAATGAGGACGAAGGAATGGACATGGAAGTCGATGAAGATGATATCGATGACACTGAAAACCAGGAGGAAGAATACTACTCCGATGGTGAATAAACTTATAGAATAGAATTTGAATATATATAATATCTGTAATGGATCTAAGTAATTATGAATGGATAGTAGGACTCGGTGCTGTTTTGGCTTTAACTGCCTCGTATGGTATTGGCGCGAATGATGTCGCCAATGCTTTCGCAACCTCGGTCGGATCGAAGTCCTTGAGCATTAAACAAGCAATCGGACTCGCCGCAATTTTTGAATTTTCGGGTGCCCTTTTGATGGGAAGTCATGTCACCGATACCGTGAGAAAGGGAATTGCCGATTACGCATGTTTCCAAGATGACCCAGCCGTACTCATGTATGGTTGTCAGTGCGTTCTCTTTGCCGTATCTGTCTGGTTAGTACTGGCATCCAGTCTCGAAATGCCTGTGAGTACAACTCACAGTTGTGTCGGAGGAATGATAGGCATGACAATGGCCGCACGAGGTGCCAGTTGTGTAAAATGGAGTGCGCCCTCGGATGACTTTCCATTCGTCGGTGGCGTTTCTGCTATTGTCATCTCGTGGGTATTATCGCCCGTATTCTCCGCTGTATTTGCCTCGCTTATGTTCTATGTAATGCGCATGGCAGTCCTCCGTCGTGATGATTCATTCAAACGAGTCAGGTGGGCATTCCCCGTTATATTCGGAATGGCGGTGTGTATTAATGTATTTTTTATCATTTACAAGGGCGCAAAATTCTTAAAACTTGATGATATAGTTTTATGGAAAGCACTCGCTATCGCATTTGGTTCTGGTGGTGGAGTTGGAATATTATCCTACTTTGCCACGCCTTATATAATGCGTAAATCGGAAGAAATATATAACAACAGTCTAAAAATTCATGAACTTGGAGACACCAGTGAAATTACAGAAATGGAGGAACCCGTCATTGAATACTCAAAAATGAGTTGGTACAAACGAATCGTACATTATCTCAAATATTCATTAAACGTCCAAAGTGCGGATATTGTAAATCAAGACGAAGATGTTCAGCATATTCACAATAACGCAGAATTATTCGACGAAAAAACGGAAATATCCATGAGATACATGCAAGTATTAACCGCATGTTGTGACGCATTTGCCCACGGGGCTAATGACGTAGCAAATTCAATCGCGCCATTCGGTGCGATATGGGCAATCTATAAATCGGGTGAAGTCTCCTCAAAAAAGAATGATCTCGGAAATGATGCCTATTGGATCTTATCTATGGGAGCATTTGGAATTGTACTCGGTCTTGCCACGTATGGTTATAAAATCCTCCACGCACTCGGTACAAAATTAAGTAAAATTACCCCGAGTAGAGGCGTGTGCATTGAATTGGGAAGCGCAAGTATCGTTATTTTGGGTAGTCGCCTTGGATGGCCTTTATCGACTACACACTGTCAAGTTGGTGCCACCACGGGCGTGGCATTGTTGGAAGGAACGGGTGGAGTAAATAAGAAAATTCTCGCTAAAACCGTGGCGGGATGGATCATGACACTCGTGGTCGTCGGTGGTACAACCGCGCTCATATTTGCACAGGGTGCGTATTCACCCATGGCGTATTACCCCGATTATATTAAAAACAAAACCGTATAATATATCATGCACCGAACACGGAAAACGGGAAATAAGGTTTCTATGTTTCATGTGTGTAAGGATGATACACACGAAAAGAAACATAAAGGAGAGGATATAGAAATACACATAGACCCAGAAATACAACCAAAAAGTATAGTCGCACACGTCGATGTAGGTGAAGACACATGGTCTATCATTGCGACAAAAATACAATCAAAGCTATAACGTCTGGTTAGCTCAGTTGGTAGAGCGCACGCCTTTTAAGCGTGTGGCCACGGGTTCAAGCCCCGTATCAGATACGGCCAAGTTCCCGTAGTGAAATGGTTATCACATAGTCCTTATACCTTAAAAGTATGTCAAATTATGATTTATTTCATAAAATTGGAGTCCAGACTAAATACCGGGATCAATACCCGGCGGGAATAACCCTTTTTAGATATGTATCCCATATGTAAAAAGAGTTTATAATAATTCGTTTCTAACATATTCAGCTTCTTCCTTTGTTTCATATGAACCTATGTATTTGTTATTTTTAGACAAACACCATTTTTTCCTATCTTGTCTGTAATAAACACACCCATTTCCATTTTTTGTTCTCTTTTGTACATATGTCTTCGTAATAATATCCGGATTTTCCGTATATTTCTTTTGAAAATCTAATGCGTCTTCCCTCGTCTTAAATCCACCCCATTTAAGTTTATATGTACCAAAACTCCAAGAAGTTGTATGTCCGTCCTTTTTTGATTTATTCTCTATTATATATCCAAGAAGTCCGCCATTTTTCCGTTTAGTTAGTTCTCTTTGGTTATTTATCATCAACTTTACTGTATCTTTACTCCTGTGTTCTCCTCTTCCACCTCCCGAGGATAGGTTATAACCATTTGGGTGTAATGTGTTATATGTAGAGATGTAATACTTTTCCATATCACATAAACTTGAATTATCACCTTCCCAGATTATTTCTTTTTTAAAACTATCAAATCCAAATTTACTTATAGCATCTTTTAGTACTCTACAGTATGAGTTTCCATATTTATGTCCATTCATTCTTGTGTTAAGTTCTTGTATGGTTTGTCCTATATAACTTTTGTTATCAGGTGATGTTAGCATATATATTATACCCATACCTTCTTAATGATAATATTTTAAATTCTTTAATAGGATTTTAGATATGTATCGCACATGTAAAAATTTTAATAACCGCTAAAATTATATGATTACACGAAGGCGTGGTGTATTTTATAAAGGTACTAAACCTGTATCTCAAGCAGAACAGGAAAGGTGTCGGAAATTAGCCATACCACCAGTCTATACAAATGTCATGGTGTATCCAGCAAACGCAAAACTCCAAGCTACTGCCATAGACGCTACGGGGAAAAAGCATTATTATTACCACGACAAGTTTTTAGATCAACAAAGAAAAATACGAAAGGCGAGGGCATCGACCGTAGATTTCGCAAAGATAAAGAGTGTCACGTCGAGGATATTAGCCGATAGACGTCTTCCGACGTGGGACGACGCACTCACACTCAGAATGATAGTGATGGCATATCTTCGTTCCGGTTCGAGAAATAACGAAGACGCGTTAGGGGCAATGTCTCTTCAACGTAAGCACGTTAAACTGAGTCGTGATGGTGAAACGATGACCTTTGATTTTCCAGCTAAAAGCGGACAACGACGCGTGTATGAAGTGAAAGATAAGATATTACACTCGGCCATATCCAAGCAAAACAAACCCCTATTATCAGGGAATTCAACGCACACGAAGGTTCGGGATTTACTACGAAAGATCATGAAGAATGATACGCTACAAATCAAAGATATACGAACTGCCGGGAGTATGCAACTCTTCGATAAGCATTTGAAGAAATATAACGGCGATGAGAAAATGGCCGTAGATGCTACTGCGAATACCATAGGTCACACGCCGTCGGTGTCTAAAAAGTATTACATTTTATAAAATGCGCGCCTAAGTGTTACGAAATCATCGATTTCATCATACAAAAACATGATGAAATCGTTTTGTGAGTATTTGGGTCTGTATGTCTCCATGTATTTCCTAGTTATGGTGATAGACTTGGGATTCCAAGCTCTGTTACCGGTAAATGATCCCGAGTACGATTTAAAATGGAAATGTATGAAATATGTAAAAGAACACGGGATCTGTGATAATTAATTCTTCCCTCCCACCCCGTTACACATTATATACACAACGGCGCCTATCATGACACCTAACAAGCAAACTGTTATAGCAAGAAGCATATATAATAAGACGTTCTTTTTATTTCCTAAGTCTCCCGCAATCCTGTCTAAATTCAGTCATGAATATCTTTTTCCTGTCGCTCGATCCATCGGAAATTGCCCGTCTCTCCTGTGACCAACATGTCGTAAAAATCCAACTAGAAATTTGTCAAATGCTATACACCGCGTGGCATTTGTCAAATGATTCAAAATACGTCGAAGAACACGCACCATATACCAAAAACGGAACGAGGCGAGGGTATAAAATGTGTCATGTAAATCACCCAATGACGATGTGGATCACATCATCGATCGATAATTACATGTATGCGTGTAAAATTGGTATCGCTTTGTCTCTTGAATACACGAGACGATACAATAAAGTTCATACGTGCGCAAAACATCTAATGTGGTTATACGAACACCATCCCTCGTATTTTAAACCAAGAAAAAGTGAAAAGGCGTTTTATTCAAAAGAGGGAATACCGGAGTGTATGCCCGAATGTTACCATAATGTATCAGTAGTAGAGGCATATAGGGAATATTACAAAATAGAAAAAATGCCGTTCGCACGATATAAAGTAGTTTAAAAGATCTATGTGTAATATAATATACTATGTACGCACCGATAACGATAGCGGGATTACCAGTCAGTGCCCCGGATGTAAAAATTGGAAAACAACAGGATACCAAAAAGCAGTATTCTCCGCGAACCTACAGTGAATTCATCAGTGGTGTTAAAAATGGAGAAATACCCGAAGTTGTTATAAATCCGAACGCAGGCACGGCAAAGTTCTTCGATAGTGAAGGAAATTATGGGGATACGCGAATAGCCCCGAATCAAGAATTGTGGAAAATATTGATGAATAGCGAATCAAACATCGCCGTCGATACAAAAACGGAAGCGACTGCGTCGGATTCGCTCACTATGTTTTTTATCCTACTCTTGATATTTGCCGTCATAAGAGGTTTATTATCCGGGGGTGGTGGAGCGGGAGGTATGCCAAATCCGTTTGAAAATACAATGAAATTTGACACCGATTCCCAAGTCGAAACCCGTTTCGATGACGTCGAAGGTATCGATAACGCTAAACGCGAATTAGAGGAACTCGTATCGTTTCTCCGGGAACCCGAAAAGTATATCGGATCCGGAGCCCGTATTCCCCGGGGCGCCCTTTTAACCGGAAAACCGGGTACTGGTAAAACCTTATTGGCGAGAGCAATCGCCGGCGAATCCAGTGTTCCGTTTATTCAGTGTTCGGCGTCCAGTTTTGTGGAAATGTTTGTCGGTGTCGGCGCAAAGAGGGTGCGTGAATTATTCGCCACCGCACGAAAATTACAACCGTGTATCGTTTTCATCGACGAAATCGACGCTATCGGTAAATCCAGAAGTAGCGGAGGTTTCGCATCAAACGATGAACGAGAACAAACCATCAATCAATTACTCACGGAAATGGACGGTTTCTCTAACGACTCTCAAATTGTTGTTATCGGCGCAACCAATAGAATTGACGTTCTAGATGAAGCCCTCTTGCGTCCGGGACGTTTCGATCGGAAAATACAAGTGAGTCTCCCGAGCTTGAAAGGTCGGGAAAAGATTCTTGGTGTGCATACCAGAGATAAAACTCTCAATGAAACCGTTGAATTACATGAAGTCGCTAAACAAACAACGGGATTCAGTGGTGCGGATTTAGCAAATCTAATGAATGAATGTGCCATCAAAGCCGTCGAAGAGAGTGAAGGTATCATCACGAATGAAGTAATCGAAGATGTTTATCAAAGAATCATCGTGGGATCCAAGGGTGATTCTAAGTTTTCTGTCGCTAAAAAGGAACTCGTTGCCTATCACGAAGCCGGTCACGCCATAATCGGTGTATTGGTTCCTGAATACGACCAAGTGAGAAAGGTCAGCATCATCCCGAGAGGAGATGCCGGTGGAATTACATTTTTCCAACCTCTCGAAGAAAACGCGGACGTCGCACTCTATTCGAGGAAATATCTCATTTCTCAAATTAAGGTCTTGTTGGGAGGAAGAGGTGCCGAAGAGGTTATTTACGGACAAGATAACGTAACAACCGGAGCATCCAGTGACTTCTCACAGGTATATCGTATAGTCCGTGAAATGGTCACGACGTACGGTCTCGGTACCCATCGTTACGACTACAATAACATGTCCCCGAGTGCGGCCAGACAAATTGACTTGGAAATAGAAGGGATCGTCAAGGACTGTTATGAATCCGTGTTATCCAGTTTGAGAGATAATAGACTCAAATTGGAAAGACTTAAGGATAAATTAATGGAAGACGAAATCGTTGAAGGTGAATGGGTGTATGACCTCATGAATGTAGAAATGCAACCCAATAAGAGCATAGATCTCGCATAACGAAATATAAAGTATAGAATGTAAAAATAAGGAGATGAACCTTTATAAGAAGGAATTGATAGCCAATCATATCAGACTTGCTTATAAAGTTTCAAATGACGTATATTATAAAGCTCACCCACGAAAACGCGGTATCCGTACGAAGAAGGATTTAAATAGCGTAGGATTACATGCGCTCGTCCGGGCGGCTCAAAAGTTTGAACCGGAAAGGGGTTTCAAATTCACTACATACGCATATCCGTGGATTTACTGGAAATGTCGCAATTCTCTAGAACGAACGCCGGTGTACGAGGAACTTAATTATTACAATGTTCCCGAATATTACGACAAAGAGCCCGACATTCTTTTGGACGATCTAGATGATGTCAGTCGATACATTCTCGAAAACTATTACGGTAAGCATCTCACACTGAAGGATATTTCTAAGGATTTGGGTGTGAGTGTGAATACAGTGATCGCGTGGCGATCGAAGGCACTTCTCGATTTAAAGGATTGAAAATGGTATTTTTCAGGTACAATATAAAATATCAGGGAAATATAAGAAGGTCATGAGTGCCGTAAGAAATAAAAATCTTAGACCAAAAAACCTCCCCGTTGATTCTGTAACCACCTTAAATTTCCAAAATAATTCAAACGCATCATCAGCGGCAAATAGTAACAATAATCAAAACATAACTTCAAAGCTGCGCCCATTAACAGCGACTAAACGCAACCTGGGACCATACACACCACGCGTGGAAAATTTGAAGAACCGGGTAAAACGCATAAAGCAACAAGTAACCTCTGTCAGGAATGTCCGGCCGGCGACTAAACGCGCACCAAACACCACTGGACCCCGACCCAGTCCAAATGTCCGTCCGGCGACAAAGAAGAGAAAAATAATTCCCAATAGGAATGGCCGTCCGGCGACAGCGAACAACAAAAACAATGCCACTCGTATAATTAAAAACAGCAAAAAGCAAATTGAAAATAACAAGAAGTCGTTACTTAATATTCGAAAAACGATCCAAAAGGCTCAAAATACCCTAAAAACAATAAAAAAACCCACACCGGTAGCGACGAATAATAGAGTGCTAACTCCACGAAAACGAAGAAAACCCAATAGATACGAACCGACACCCATACCAGCAAAGAAGCCTAAAAGACAACAACCTCAGACTGTCCGTGTCACTAATACCAACAAAAATACAAATACTAGGTCTCTGTTCGATCGCATTAAAAACGCGAAACGGGCGGCGTCGAAACGAGAACACATAATGGATGACATCAAGTCATTAATCGATGAAAATAAAAATGAACCAGAAGATGATCGAAATATGCTTACTTATATATATCAAAGTGTATTGAGTAAAGAACGAGTCTTACAATTGGCTAAAATTCCGGAGAGTAAATTTAAAATACGAATAAAGAAACAATTAGCGGCACTTAAAACCGGGAGAGGCAATGGAGGAAGGGGTATCCAAATGAGCCCAAAAAGTAGTACCTTAAACAAAAAATCTCTAAGTGAGAATCATAAAATGGATATAATATTTTTAATATGGTGTGATATGATGCACGATGGTTTACTCGCCGTAAATGAAGAAAATAAATCACTGTCCAAATTTAATAATTCTAATATTATAAACTTACTATTCGGAAAGGAAAACCGAACATTTAGATATACGGCTTTCATCAAAAAGGTAGTGGACACCATTGGTACGGGGGCGGCAGGATTTAATAAAAAAGGTAATAACAAAAATGAGGTGATTGATATAATAAAAGGCGGAAAGGGTTTGTCGAAGGGTTACGAATCAGTAATGAAAAAACATATACTAAGTATTATCACGGTATATGATACAAACACTAAAAAAGCTTTGGAAATGGATAGAAATACGCAAGATATTGTACCCAGTCAAATAAACGACAAATTATTTAAGAAACCTATGTATGTATCTATAGATCAAGAAGACGATCTCAAAGGGGGAAGTATAGGTATATTAAAATCAAAGATGGAGGGTGGATTCCAAAGCTTACAACCGGTCTTATCCATTTCAAATATAATGGATCCGGGGAGTGATATGCCGATCCAAACTCTATCCAAAAATAAAATATCACTTAACCGCGAAAACGTCAATGATATTAAAGTTACATCAGTGTGGAATGTAATTCCATATGAAGTTTCTGTAGGAACTATGAACGTTAAAGCTAAATTAATGAAGACGCTAGACACGAACAAATCGAAAGGTAGATATTTATATCATTATATGATAAATGGAAACCCTTATCTGGGTAACATAAGTACGAAACAAGCTGTGAGTGGAGATGATCGAATGAAAATATCTAAGTTTATGGGCGATTTTTATCAGATTTTAACGGCGATAAGAATGCAGACGATGAAAGGAGATCCTATTTATCTACCTCTAAGTGGAGATGGTATGTTTTGTGTCATTTATGCATACTTATCTCATAACGTATTTCGTCAAACACCGAAAATGATTTATATCAAGGGGAAAGGTACCGATTCGGCCATTAAATTAGCATTTATGAATTTAAGAGATAAGTTAAACGTTAAATATAATAAAAATGAATCGACGAAAATTCAAAATATTAGGTCTAGAAAATCAACGAACTCGTCGAACTCTATGAACTACAGGGGTAATAACAATAACAATGCTACCAGTAAATAATCCCCTAAGTGACCACAAGTCCTCGGAAAACTAAACATGAATTCTTTATTAGAAACAGTTCAAAACATATTACATTTCTTGTTACCGGAAACTGTCGTCGGTGGAATACACGATAGAATCCTTCACGATCACCATAATAGATAATAAAGACAGTGATCACTGACTATTAAAGATGCAATCAATGCAATATGTCGCTTGGGATACGGAAACCTCCGGATTACCCAAAATTAGAAACGGCAGCGTTACGCGCGAAAATCTTCATAAATTTGACACGTGTAGAATGGCTTCCATCGCCGCGGTAAAGTTCAGTTCGAAGGGACGGGAACTTGGTTCGTTTTATGCCGTGGTGAAACCAAACGGGTACCTGGTTGGTGGCGA